TGTATGGAGCTGATGAAAAATTATTCTGATAATTATTTTGATCTAGCTATAGTAGATCCTCCTTATGGAATAGGTATAGCAAAATGGGATAAAGAAATACCATCTAAAAAATACTTTAAGGAATTATTTAGAGTATCAAAAAATCAGATAATATGGGGAGGTAATTATTTTAATTTACCTATTAATAGGGGATGGTTGTGCTGGAATAAAATGTATAAAAAGACTGGATTTTTAGGTAAAAAAAATTGTGAAGAATTTGAGTTAGCCTGGACTTCTTTAGATATTAAAACTAAAATAATAAATTTTACAGATATGGGTAATGTTTATGGTTTTAATGGAACTTTAAAAGTAGATTATAATGTAGATAAAAAAATACATCCTACTCAAAAGCATATTAAATTATATGAAAAATTATTAATAGATTATGCAGATAAACAATTTAAAATTTTAGATACTCATTTAGGATCAGGTAGCTCAGCTATAGCTGCTTTTTATTATGGCTGTAAGGAGTTTGTAGGTATGGAGATAAATGAGGATTACTATAATGAAAGTATAAAAAGAATAGATAGAGATACAGCTCAAATTAAATTACTATGACTGGAAGAAAAAAAATACCTACAGAATTAAAAAAAGCTAGAGGTACTCTAAGAAAATCTAGAGAGCTAGATAATCCTATGGAGGTAGCTAAAGTATCAGGAGTACCAGCAGCTCCTAAGTGGTTATCTGAAATAGGTAAAGAACAGTATGATCTAGTAGTAAAACAGCTTAATGATTTAGGTATGTTATTTCAGGTAGATCTAAAACTGATAGAGGCTTATAGTAATTCTATGGCTTTACATATTGAGGCTGAGCAAGAGCTAAGGAAAGTAGGTAGAGTGATGGTTTATCGTGATGATGAAGGTAGGCCTAAACATTCTCAGATAGTACCTATGCAAACTATCTCTAAACAAGCTTTAGATCAAGCTATAAAAATAGCATCTCATTTTGGATTAACTCCTAGTAGTAGAACAAAAATCTCATCTCCATCTAAGCTAGAGATTAAGGATAATGAATTTAATTTTTTTAATGATTAAATATGTCAAGTAAAAAAACTAAATATAAATATGATAAACATAAAGCTAATAAAGCTGTAGCTTTTATAGAGAAATTCTGTACTCATACTAAAGGAGAGCTAGGAGGCAAGCCTTTTATATTAGAGGAGTTTCAAAAGGAGAAAATAATAAAACCTATTTTTGGCTGGGTAGATAAAGATGGTTTTAGAAAATATAGATCAGTATATATAGAGATACCTAGAAAAAATGGTAAATCTAATCTATGTGCTGCTATAGTTTTATACCAGTTATTCTGTAGTAATGAATCAGGCCAGGAGATAATATCAGCAGCAGCAGATCGTAATCAGGCTAGTATAGTATTTCAAATAGCTAGAAGTATGATCTTAAATAATAAAGAGCTAAATGCTAGATGTAAGATATACAGAAACTCTATAACTATAGAGAGTACTGGATCTTTTTATAAAGCTATTTCAGCTGAATCTAATACAGCTCATGGATTGAATATCAGCACTTTAATTTTTGATGAGCTACATACTCAGAGAAATTCTGAGCTAGTTGATACTCTTACTACTGCTACTGGAGCTAGGAGAGAGCCTTTACAGATATTTATTACTACAGCTGGATATGATAAAAATAGTATATGTTATAAAATGTCTGAATATGCTACTAAAGTAAGAGATGGTATAATAGATGATCCTACTTTTTTACCAGTATTATTTAGAGCTGAGCCTGATGATGATTGGAAATCTGAGGATATATGGAAAAAAGCTAATCCTGGACTAGGAGTAATTATTAAAGAGGCCTACTTTAATCAGCAATTTAAAAAAGCTGAAATTACTCCAAGCTTTACTAATACCTTTAAAAGACTTCATTTAAATTTATGGACTGGAAGCGAGAGCCTATGGATAGATGATAAGGATTTTATGATGTGTAATATATCTCCTATAGATCCTAAAAAACTAGCTAAAAGAGATTGTTATGCTGGTTTAGATTTAGCTAGCACTAGAGATATATCAGCTCTAGTATTAATCTTTCCTGATGAAGATGGTAATTTTGATGTATTACCATACTTTTTTTTACCTGAGGCTAAGGTAAAAGCTGAAGGCTTAGGAGATGGAGTAGATTATCAAACCTGGGTAGATGAAGGATATATAATAGAAACTCCTGGTAATGTGCAGGATTATAATTATATAGAGCAGAAATTTAAAGATCTAGCTGAGGAGTATAATATGATTTCATGTGCTTTTGATAGATGGGGAGCTAGTCAGTTAGTAGTAAACTTAATTAATGATGGAGCTAAAATGAATCCTATAGGTATGGGGTTTGTATCTCTATCAGCTCCTACTAAAATGCTAGAGAAACTAATACTATCTAAACAAATTAATCATGGAGGTAATCCAGTACTGAGATGGATGTTTCATAATGTACATATATCTTCTGATCCAGCTGGTAATATCAAACCTAATAAAGCTAAAAGTACTGAAAAAATAGATGGAGTAATAGCTCTAGTATGTGCTTTAGCTGAATATCTTAATGGTTTAGAGGAGGATAATCAGTCAAGCTATGAAGATAGAGGCCTTATATTTATATAGTATTTGCCTATAAAATACCTAAAAAGCAAAAAATTCTAAAAAACTTTCAAAAAATTTAACAGAGGTAGGAGCTTTACTATCAATCTTTTTTTACTTTTAAGCTAGGTTAGAAGCTAAAAATGACTATATTTGTTATAACAAACAAACAGAAATAATAAATTTAAAAAATACAATTATGACAAATACAATACAACTTCAAGAAATAGGTTTAGTAAAAGGAACTCCAGCAGGACAAATTAAAGTAGGTACTACTTTATTATGGAACTTTGGCCACACTAGCAAAGTAAAAGCTATAACAAAAGAAACTCAAAAAAGTATATGGTTTATAACTGAAACTAAAGAGGGTAATACTTATTCTAGAAGATTTTTAAAAACTAGAGTAATAGGAACATTATAATAATAACTGGGAGGAGTGTAAAAGCTCCTCCTTTTTTTAAAACAGAAATAAGATGAAAATATATATAGTACATTATGAGAGCCTAGAGGCTGGATATAATATAGAGGGATTTGCAAACAGAAAAAAAGCTGTAAGTAAAGTAAGTAAATTAAAAAGAGATGATAGGAGAGAGATTATAGCTCTTACTAAAGAGCCTAAAATAATTACAAAAGATTTACCTATAACTAGAGAGGGATTAATAACAGCAATAAATTACATATAAACAGAAACTAAATTAAATAATATGAAAATGAATTACTATAACATTAAAAAACTAATCAAAGGATATAGAGTCTGCCCTGATCTAAAGAGTAAAACTCTTATAGCTGTACCTCAAAAAAAGCTATATAGTCAGTATGGTTTTATACCTTTGCAGATAGTTTATGCTGGTAAAAAAATGAATATAACTAGTAATACTCCTCTACTACATAAAGAGCAGTTTAGGGATAGATTTAATAGGGGTACTTTTTATACTTTATTTTATTATGAATGGAATCCTAATAAGCTACAGTTAGAAATAAATTTTTAATGCGAAAGGGGGTACTATTACCTCCTTTTTTTTTGTATCTTTACTTATTAATATAACTCTATTTTGGGATTACTAGATTTTTTTTACAAGTCAAAAGAAAAAAGAAATACTAATAACTTTACTATAGGAGCTTTAGGTAGTAGCTCTAGTGGAGTTAGAGTTAGTGAGGATAATTCTATAGGATTACCAGCTGTATGGGCAGCAGTTAGATTATTATCTGAAACTATAAGCAGCTTGCCCCTAAATGTGTACAGAAAAGATAAAGATGGATCTAAATATATAGATGAGAAAATACCTCTTAATCAGCTGTTATCTACTTCTCCTAGCTCTAAATATACCTCTTTTACATGGAGGAATACTTTAATGAACAGCTTACTCCTTTGGGGTAATGCTTATTGTTTGATTATCAGGAATGGAGGGAGTAGACCTATTTCTTTAGAAATACTCCAGCCTGATAAAGTGGAAGTAGCTACTGGAGATGATGGAGAAACATATTATAAGGTAAAAGATTTAGGTACTTTTAGCTCTATGGAAGTGCTGCATATAGTAGGCTTATCATTTAATGGATTAGTAGGTAAATCTCCTATACAAGCTAATAAAGAGGCTATAGGTTTTGGATTAGCTACTCAGCAATATGGCTCTAATTTTTTTAAAGGAGCTAATCTATCAGGAGTATTAGAACATCCTGGAGTACTTACTGATGATGCAGCTAATAGATTAAGACAATCATGGGCGAATAGATACTCAGGATTAGCTAATTCTCATAGTACAGCTGTATTAGAAAATGGTACTAAATTTAAGCCTATAGCTATGCCTTTAGCAGATGCGGCCTTTATAGATAGCAGAAATTTCTCTGTAGCAGAAATAGCTAGAATTTTTAGAGTACCTCCTCATCTTATTGGAGATTTAAGTAGATCTACTTATTCTAATATAGAGCAGCAGAGTTTAGAGTTTGCTAAATACTCTTTAACTCCTTATTTAATAAACTGGGAGCAAGAGCTAAACAGAAAATTATTAAGTACTAAAGAACAGAGTACTCACTTTTGTAAGTTTAGAACTAATGAACTGCTGAGAGGAGATGTAAATAGTAGAGCTGATTACTATACTAAACTATTTAATGTAGGAGCTTTATCTCCTAATGATATACGATCTATGGAGGATATGAATAAGGTAGATAAGGGAGATGATTACTATGTA